GGCCACAAGCCTCAAGCTACAAGCTACAAGCGTCAAGCTCCAAGCTCAGACAAAAAAGAATAGCAAGCCTCAAGCCCCAAGCAACAAGCGTCAAGCTTAAAGCCACAAGCTTCAAGCTCCATGATTCGTGAACCACGGAAAAGTTTCACGGTACCCGGACCAAGGGCCTCTGCTATGATAAAAGAATTCTTAGGATGCCTCACATGGAAGCTAATTTGGTGTGGAGAAAACTTCAATCGGTTACCCGAAGTGACTTTCAGTTCTATAGTGAAAAAGTGGCCAGAATTATTATAGCCCAATAGATCGGGAGTACCAAGTAAGCTATTATTTTCAAGTCTAATAAGCGAAATATCGGTAAAATTTTTCTTAAGTTTTTGATATAATTTACGCTCTGGTCCCACAGTTTTTTTAAAGTAACATTGTCATGCATTAGTAGTCCTTCTGAAGTTTATCTGGCAAGATAAGCTTAGAAGGTTTCTCGGTTTTCATAACTAACCTATGTGCACTATGGCCTGGTTGACCGATGATTGGAGTAGCATTTTCGTGTACTTCCATTCGTCTAATCTCATGTAGTTTCCCATTTATCTCTACATAGATGACAGCATTTTTTACTGCGTCAGAGCCTTTTGTAAAGTTGCTGAGAAATAATTGAAGGTCTTGTACTCTCATGAATCTTTTTGTCTTAACTTTGCTGATAGATCCTCTATCACTTTTTTATAACCTTGCAAGAGATTTATATTTTTTTCATTCTCATAAGAAAACTTCTTCCAATAATAAATTTGTTTCTGTGCATCTAACAACAACTGCTGATACATTTTAATAGTTAAGTGTAGATCTTTTATTTCTTTAGATAACTCTTCAGAACTCTTATGTACTTTCATAGTTGACAATATAGGATAGTTACCTTAAAAAGTCAACATGGGTGTACCAAAAAGATTAACAGAAATGCAACAACGGTTCGCTGAGTTTTTAGTATTCGGTGGACCTAACGGACCAATGACACAAACAGAGGCAGCAGTCGCTGCTGGGTATAGTCCTAAACGTGCACGACAAGAAGGGTCTGAACTTTGTAACCCAAAACTATCACCACTTGTTGCAAAATATTTAGGTCAGTTGAGAGAAGAAAGAATTAGAAAACATGAAGTGACTTACGAAGGTCACGTAGCAGAACTTGCGAGGCTTAGAGAAGCCGCTTTAGAAAAAGGATCATTTTCATCAGCAGTGAATGCGGAAGCAAACAGAGGAAAAGCAGCAGGATTATACATAGATAGAAAGATAATAAAAACAGGAAAATTAGAGGACCTATCAGAACAAGAGCTAGAAGCAAAAATGAAACAGATAATAGACGACTACGGACAGTTAATAAATGTGACTCCACTTAGTGAATCTTCGTTATCTTCTTCACACAAGACGTTGGAAAAACCGATCTCTCTGAAAACGAAATAGAACCGTCATCATCAACATCATAACCTGCAAATATTTTTACAGTATCTTTGTCTTTACTAAACAACCAACCTTCACTTACAGGTGTAGCTAATTTCATATCTGTAAATTCTTTAACACTACCCCAACCGCCTTCAGTGATGATGTCAATCCAATCTATACGTACACGCTTGTATGGAAACTTAAGAGTTTGTTTGACCAACTTAGGTTTGTTGTAGCTATTTATTTTACGAAGTTTTTTTCTCATAACTTATCCCTACTATATACTCTTTCTAGACCAAAACACTTTTTTTGTTCCGTGGAAAAAAAAGTGATGGTACCGTGGAACTTTTTATCTTTTGGTCTAAATAGTTCTTATATATAGCGGTTTCTAGGCCGAAAAAAAAGTTCCATGGAAGTTCCACAGTTCCATGGTCCGTGCTCCATGCACCCTGATACATTAGAACCATTCTAAAGAACCACTCCTTTTGCCTTCTTTTCGCCATACTTTCGCTCGTATATTGCCTCAATCTCCATCATCAATTCTACGATATATTGCTCCTCTAATCTATCAACTTCAACCAAGGATCTTTTTACAATGTCTCTTTGCCTCTTTATTGCCTTATTCTTCGTGATTACAAGATCAATACCCCATCTAGTTTGATCAGTCATTAATCAGGTTCTCCGCTCTCCATTCTCTCAATCTCTTCATCTATTTGTTGCTCTTCTAACTTATTTTCATAAGCTTGAATCTGTCTCTCTTCCTCTTGAGCCTCCCATTCAGCTTCAGGGTCACCGTCTTCAGCCTCCCTTATAGACTTTTCCTCAGCTTCAGCCTCTTCACGAGCCGACTCTTCCCACATCTCATCTTCTTTTCTTTGCTCCTCCTCCATTGCCTTTTCCATCTCTTCCATTTGCACTTGTTTTACTGCACCCATGTTTGCTCCTTCCTATTATATAGTTTGTTGATTAATTTATTTATACGAGAGTCTCTTTCACCCATTGCTCCGATAGGGTGTCTCTTCATCGACTGTAATTTATTTATCTTATCTAAGTTATTTGGTTTTATCTTCCTGAACATTAAAATCCTCTGCTTTCATTGGTTTAGTTCTTTCTTTTTCATCAAATTTTAGGTCATGATACATGTCCAATCTTTTCAGAAACTCATGTTTATAGCGCCTTAATTCAGGTCCTTCTATTTTAAATTCTTGATAATATAGGTCAGGCGTGCATACCATGATAACTCCCTGTTTAATCTCTGACCCATAGACATAGTCGTGTGCCATGGCGTACGCTGAGATTTGAAGGTAATAATCTTCGATCCATTCTTTCTTTTTCGGACGATTGGCCTGCTTGAAGTCAACAATAGTTTCCATGCCATTGTGTGAGCATACAAGGTCTGTTGAGCCTGCGTATAGCCCCGGGTAGTGTAACGTAACTTCCGAACCATAATACTCTTCAACGGGTAGTAGCCCCACTTCAATAATTTTTTCAGCCATCGGTTTAGCTTCCGTTCCAATGGGCGATAGATCATCATATCCCACTCCTGTGACGTGACATTCCAAGAACTTATGCATGGAAGTCCCCCGTTTACTACTATGATTTTTGATCTGTTCTGCTTTTTCATGGCCAACCTTTTTTTGCCACTCCTTTATAAAACTCTGGTCTTTTGTCAATCCTAAAATGGTTGTAACCGACGGTAATCTTTCATTACCAAAATCGTATAACCTTGTTCCGTGATGCTCGTACATTTGTCCAGACATATATCTGTATTTACTACTTTTTTTCATCGCTATGTTCTTTCTTATTTTTTAAGGATTGTCTGTAACTCTCATCCAGGTCCCGTTGTTCTTGCTGTAGTTTGTTAAAAATATCTCTATAGTTTTCACGATACTTATCATTCGCTGGTCGTGACTTACCATCCCATTTTTCTTTTTTACTCATATTAAATCAAACATATATATTGTTATTATAATTAAACCAAATATCTCTGTATAAGTATTCATAACTTGTTTTTTAACTCCTTAACATATTCTTCATTTTCTCTTTTCTGTTTGTTACGTAAGATTTTTGTATGTTCACGCCAAGCCCACGCATTCAACATTCCAGCCCATTTCATTATAAAATGTAAGCCATTGTATATAAATTTATCTAACATCTTTTTGTACCTCTCTATATTCGTCTAAAGATATTACATTACTTTTCAACGCTTGTTGAGCGTAATGTTCTATGACCCGTTGTATTTTTGGTAGTTTTGTATGAGCAAAGGGCCATATCAAAAGACATACGTAATACGCATCTCTAAATGTACATCTCCATCTGTATTGTTTAAGATAAGGTGTACCATCAACTCTTTTACCATTTACTTTTTTAGGTGTCAGTGTACCAACACCTAATACTTGGTGAACCCACATGAGAACACTACGATCAGTCATAGTGATCTCCATATTAAGTCTTAAACTATTAGAGTATCTATACCCAGGTTTACCTTTGTGTTTCTTTTTTTTCTCTAACCCACGTCTTATATGTATGGACCCTTCTCCGTCAAACAGTCCTGCAATATATGCTTTATCTGTATCAGGTATCATTAGTGAATAGACATTCCTTCCCCTTCAAGATCAGAAAAATCTTCTTCTCCATAATCATAAAGTTCTCCTTGCGACTCACAGTCCCAGCATTGATGAATCATATCTTCTTTCTCAATAATGCATGCGACTTTTACATAGCCATTACCTCTACAGGTAGGGCATACGTAAACCTTTTTAACTTTTTTTGAACTTGCCATTTAATTTCTTCGCTTTCTCATTTGCTATTGCTGTAATAGTTTTAGCCACGCTTAGTTTTGCATCAGGGAAAATTATCTTTGATAACTTATCCAAAGTAGCGTATGTTTCTTTACTTAAAGAAACGTTCTTATATTTAGTCATATCTGTCATGTTTACTTCCTTTCATGTTAAGATAGACTATATAGTGCATTATGTAGGATTGTCAATGACAAAATTTATATTATTTATGTTAGTTTGTAGCGGAATTCCAGGTAATGACTGCAAACCTATACCCACACCCATAGAAGAATTTAATACGTACCATGAATGTATTTATTTTGGTTATGATTACTCAAGTATTTTATTGAAAGAAATGACTCCAGAAAAAGTTGATGAATATCAAATGTATACTAGGTTTGATTGTAAGGCCGATAAGATTATTTAATTCATATTACCTAAGCGCCATCCTGATCAGGGAACTCTGACGCTATAGGTGGTACACCCATTGCTACCTCGCGGTCATCGCTAACGTACAGGGAAATGCCAGAGGCAAGATTTGGACGCTGGTTGTACACTTACTGATACTTAAATTTTATTTACAAATACACCCGTAAAAATTACCACTGCCATCATTCATGACATGTAGATTTAAACTGTCGGCGTACGTTGTCAGTTTTAGTCTTAGTATCTCGCACAGATCCATGCAATCTACTT